TATCTACAACAGCTTCGGCAACTGCACCTACTCCTCCACCACCAAAGATTTCAATGCTTGGTGGTCCACATTTATAAGCACTTGGGTCACATTTAGTGATGTCTGACGGAATAGTTCCTGCCGAATCTCCAAGAGGTTTTCCAAAGATTTCAATTCCATCAATAAACTTTGTCGCATCTTCAATCAGATCTCCTGCTGATGGTGGACTTAAGAATCCTGCAAAGTCATCAATCTGAGATTGAGATGGTCCACCCCAAGGACTTGCCTTAAACTTTTTGATCTCGGGACAATTTGGTTTTGCACATAAGAATGCTTCAAATCCTAAAATGTAGTCAAGTGCCTGGAATACGTTACCAATAATTTTTGTAACTCCACCAAGAACATCATTAATCTGATCTAAGATTGGGCCAACTGCTTGATCAACGATTGCTGCAACATTATTTACAAGTGCATTAGTAAATTGTTGTGCGGCACAGAAAGGAACATTAACAATTTTTCCAATCATTTCAAATAAGAAGTCCCCAACAAGATTTGCAAGATTAGAAATAACATCTTTAAATGCACAGAAAATATTGTCTATTACAGTTTGAATAATAGTATTTTTAATTGATTTTAATACTGTAGGAAGAATCATATGAATAAGATCTTCAATACCTGCTCTAATTTTATCAATTAAGAAATCTCGTAGTCGATTAACAAGAATTTTGAGAACTGCACCAATAATTTGAGATGTGCTTCTAATAAGTGCCGTAAGATTTTGTATCTTATTAATAGTTCCGTTTACATATAAATCGGCATATTTTTTGATTCCTTTTAGGACTGTGAAAAACTTTTGTAGTTGTGTATTGATTTTAGACATCTCTGATGTCCCACAAGGATCTGGCAGATCTCTTTCTGTCTGCATTCTTGTGATTGCATCTCTAAATGCAACACTATTAAAAAGTTTTTCACATGCAGGAGTATTTTTAAAAGTCATTCCTAACGGAGTTTCTCTTGCCACGCACCCGTCAGCATCTGCCTGTTCTTGCAAATCATTACCAAATTTTGCTGCAAATAATGCATCTGTTTCGGCAGATAACATTTTATATTTTTCTTTCTCTTCATCCGTCCAAAGATCGGAAGATTTTTCATTTAATTCAGCAATCTGTTTTCTATTTGCTTCTATTTCTGCATCAAGTCGTTCATTATCAAGTTGAAAATATGGATTATTAAATTCCAAATCCTTGTCCGGGACCGGCACAGGGTTATCACTTGTGGTGGTTGCTTTTGTTGCAGGATCTTTTGCTGTCTCAACAGGTGCAGAAGATTGAGTTGATCCTGGACTTTCTGTTGTTTTTACAGTTGCATTAGGTATCTGTAAATTACTATTTCCAGCAGTATTAAAATAATGATTTCCAAATTTAGTTACGTTTATATTTTGAGATGGGTCATTAAATGCTGAACCAGTTCTAAAACCAGTCGATGCCATCGCACTGTTGATCTCATTCGGAGGTGTATTTCTTGCTTCTAGTCTACCTCTTAAGTCTGACCGATTTTCAGCAATAGCAATTGCTTTTTCTGCATTATCAAGTTCTACCTGCGAAAAATTATTATTAATTGATCCATCACTAACAACTTGAAATTGATTTTTTCCATAAATGACTCCGGTTATACTGGCATCATTTGCTAGAAAGGTCCCCTTTCCGACAGCACCACTTTGTATAAGTCCAGCACGATTTAATATAATTCTAGCAACAAGAGCCTGTCCTATTAAATCTTCACCTCTAGATTCTGCGGCAACTGTTCTTATAAAAAGTTCTCTTTCAGTATATGCCATCTATAATTTTGCCTCCTTATCCTGATATTTATTCACTTTTTGGCACCATCAAAAAAGTTTTTATCCAAATCAAACTTTGTCATCATCGATCTCGGAACACTTGGAGATAAGATATGAGCATTGAATGGAGGATTTCCAAGAGTATACCTGCTTACAGATTGTCCTAATGTTGTTCCATTCGTCGATTTTTTAATTTTACCAGGGTCATGATTAGATAAAACTTGTGTAATCACCGGAATCTGACAATCTTCATCCATAAAAAATCCAATTACCCATTCTCCACCCCAAATTCCCGAACTTTGATAGTTACGATTTCCATGTGTTGTTGGTTTTGCAACAATTGCCCAAGGAAGATCCTTATCAAGAAGTTCATATGCATCATCATTACTTCTCATCGGATGCATTCCGGGTATTCTAACTTTTACCCTATCTCCATGCTGATCATGCCATTCAACTCCATAGTGTTGATTACTTTCAGGAGGAACTTGTCCTAAAAACCATTTATTATTACCAAAATCATATCCAGTATTATTTGCCATTTCTAGTTTTTACCTGTATATAGACCGTATGTATCACGAACAAGAGTCATTGCACTAAATGATCTTTGGGGATCATAATGATGACATAAATCTAAAATCATATAATTACCACTCTCTACAGGATCAACTGAACCTTGCTCCTTTTCTCCCGGAGTAATAATTTCTAAATTACACTTAACAATATCACCTGCCTTAAGATTTGGATTGCAAGGAACTTGCATTTTTACCATCTGTGTAAACAATAAATTATATCTCATTTGAACAGAACCTTGATAACTATTCACATCACCTTCATCACTTTCTTCTACCTTTGAGGAAAGACAACCAACATCTTTTATACTGAATAGTGTTCTAGTATGCTTTTTATCTTGTGGTGTCGGTGCTTCATTTTTACCTAGTGATTTTTTTAAAGGTCCTATATTAAATTGTTTTTCTTCTAATAGGAAAGTTTTGGGATTAAATACACACCTACGATTTGAATACACACCAGATTTTAGTGCATTGATTAGATTTTGATTTTTAATAATACTAAAAGATAAAATTTTAAAATCATTTGAATTATCACTCACACTACTTCTATTGAAATCATTGCGGAAATAAATTGCGACCGGTTTTTGCTCAATCAAAGTATCAATTGATTTAAAATAGTGTCCGTCACGAGTCTCATAAAAGAAAAATCCAGGATTTCCATTTTCTGGGGCAGATTTTGATGCTAACATACAAATCACATCAAATGGTGATTTATTATTGCCTATAAACGGATACTTATTCGAAGTTTTCTCCGCATAAAATTTGTCAATATCCAATAAATCACGTACAATCAATTCAACCGATTGTGTATTATTGGTTGACTTCGAATAATTTTTCTTCACAAAGGTTTCTTGATTTTTAATCGCAGATTTAGAAACAAGACTTAGAATGACAGACTCACGATTTGAATCTTGATCTGGATTGATGGAACCATTTACATATAATGGAGTTGTTGAAAAATCTAATGTTCCAAGTGCCGATGATATTTTAAATCTAATTTCTTCAGATCCATCACCAACAATTGGAAGTGTATTATATAATGTTCCGGGTCTTTCTTGTTTATCATACTCCTTATCATAGGTCGCAACATTTTGATCTACCTCAACTAATCCAGTATCCACATATGATACCGTGGCGGTAATATTAGGAGATAATAAACTTTCATAATAATCAAAACTCGTAACTTTAGATTGAAGTGGAAAGGATCTTCCTTTCTTACTAATTTCAAATTTTTGATATTTTGATGCGACTGCTGGGTTTGCCATTTATTTTATATTCATACTCCTTAGAAAGATTATACCGGTATTGGTTGATAATTATATACTGTTCTTTTATTATTTATTGGTTGTATATAAACATTTATAATTTCTTCTTCATCTTCGTACATTGGTTGATTAATTGCTGCCATTTTTCTTTCGTCTGGTCTTGCTTGTGTAAACATATTAATAGATCCTCCTTCACCTGTTGCTACTGTAGATTTCATTTTATCATAATATTTTTTAGCAAGACCTCTAATTTCTGGTCCACCTGACCACTCTGGCGCACCTGATTTTAAATTCCATAAATCCCATTTTGTCTGTGGGTCACGAGAGTTCGGACCATATGGAGGATTCTCTTCCCTAGCAATTTCTGCGTGAGTATAAACTCTCCCCAATTTTATATCACTTTTTTTCCAGTCCCATGCAATTGCCAATCTTGCAATTTCTTCTGCCATAGATTGTATTTGCACTGATTTTATTGGATATTTTCCATGATCATCTTTACTCGGCCATCTACCTTGTGATGTTTTGTCACCAAGAGCAGCTATACTCAGTGCAACACCTTCATCATTTCTACCCCAAGTATGCCCGTTTCTAAATGTGTCATAAGATGCTTTTCTATGAGCTTTACCATCACCAGTAAAGATAGTATGGTATGTGCCATAAGTACTCGTATAGGTTCCAGCAGTCCAATGTAGGAAGATTTTTCCATTTTTATATCTAGTTCCTGCTTCAAATGGTTTACCTGATCCACCAGGACTAGCTGCCTGAGATCTTGGGTGGTGATCATCAATCCTGACACTTGGATCATCACTGTTTATTGGGGTTTCTCCGGAAGATTCTGGTAATGTTTCAATTTCTCCATCAGATACTTTAGTTATTTTTGATGATTCATATGATTTTCTTTCAGAAGTTGTCCATTGTCTTTTTGTAAATTTTCCAGTTTTTGTATCTTTAAATCCTTCCATACCTCCTTGTTTTGCAAGAACAACACCTTTTGATCCCATATTCAAAGCTTTTGTAAACTTTCTGATATATGGTTCTAATAATCCAGTTTTACTAATCAATTTATCAACTTTACCTCCCGGTTTATTCAACTTTTCAATTACACCATCAACTCTTTTTTTATCTGCATCATATTTTGGGTCATCAATTTCTCCAGTCATAAACCCAACTATCAAATTAAATGTGCTTTGGATTGGAGTAAATACTTCCACAACAATATCAAAAACTTCCTTAACTTTTTCAATTATTATAGGAGCAGCATTAACTATAATTCCCAATAAAGTCAATCCTAAAAATTCCAAAAGTTTATCGAAAATACTACCACCAGTTGGAGAACCTACAGATTCCTTAACTTTATTTAATGAAGATTTTATTGGAGATTCTAATTTTTTTTCTTTCTCTTTAAATTTTTCTTTACTTTTTTGTTTAGCAGATAATCTTTCTTTTCTCAAATTTATTTCTTTCTGATCCTTATTGCCTTTTATAAGAACACTACGAATATTGGAAACATTTAGTTTTATTTTTTTAGCCTGGTCTAAACTTTTATCCATTTACTTCGTCCATATTGGGTTTAATTCGGATTGTTTAGTGATACTTGAATTTTTTTTCACTGAAACCGGAAATGGAACTACTTGATTTTGAATAGTATCATATGGTTGAATATAATAATATGTAGAAACATTTTGATCAGATATTGCAGAATGTGATATTCTTCCAACAACTTCATCAGATGGCATATTTCCTCTAATTTGTGGAATTATAGTACCACCTTCACCATTAGATGAAGATGAAGAAGATCCGAGAATTACATGTTTTGCCATATCATACAATAGATCTTTATTTTTAGATCCACCATATGTTGTTCCATTTTTTTGAGTATCAATTTCATAATGTAAATGAGATCCTGTTGAACTACCTCTTCCAGGATCTCCGGCACCACCACCAGTTTTGCCTAAAATTTCATTTGCTTTAAAATTATCTCCGGTTTTTTTAAATAACTTTACTAAATGAGCAAATCTAAATTGAACATTGAGATGGGGAACCCATGCATCAATCATATTTCCATATCCACCATTCAATCCCGCATACATGATTTTTCCTGCATGAGCAAGAGCTAATGGTGTTCCGGTAGGTGTTCCAACATCAATACCTCCATGCAATCTACCCCATCTCTGACCAAAATGACTAGTGATTGGAAATCCTGAAACTTGATTTGCAGTTGTTCCTCCACGAGAAGTGACAGTATCTCCAGAATGACTTGAAATATCAGTAGGATTCAAATTACCTGCACCTGCAGAAGATGAACCTTTCACACCCATTCTTTCCCTTTCTGCCGATGTCCACTCTTTTGCTATAAATTCTTTAGTTTCCGTATTTAATACTCCCTCCTTACCTCCTACTATAGCAAGAGTTATATTTTTTCCTTTTACTTCTTTTCTAACTATACCGATAAATGGTTTCAATTGCTTAACAAGAGCTCCAAGAGGTCCCATTTTTTCTGCAAATTGATCGACTAATCCACCATCTGCTTCAAATGATGCAAGTGCATCATCAATTCTTTTTCTATCTACATCATACTCTTTTTGATCTAACTCTCCAGTAAAAAATCCCTTAATAAAATTAAATCCACTTTGAATTGGTGTTAGAAAATTTACAACACTGTCAATAATTTCTTTTACTTTGGATATAATTGCAGGAAGTGCATTGACTACAATTCCTCCTATTATAAGTCCAATAAATTCCAATAAATTATCAAGAATACTTCCTTGATTTTTATTTGAGGTGGATTCTTTTATATTTTTTATTGATTTATTAATAGGAGATTCTATTCTTTTTTCTTTTGATTTTTTCTTTTGCTTACTTATTTCTTCAAGAATTCTTCTTTGATTTTCTCTTTTTAATTTATTTTTTTGTTTATTTTGTTGAACTAAAAAATTATGAATATTAGTGACATTAAGTTTTAACTGCTCTATCGGAGAATCAGTTTTTGATATTGATTTTATTTTTAGAGTTGGTGTCTTTAATTTTTGTGAACTATCCAACGTTGATTCTTCATTATATAATTTTGTTTCTATATCACCAATAGAATTTGTTGACAATACCGAAGAATCTTTAGATATTTTATTATTTTTTTTATTTTTTGCAGCAGATTTTACTTTATCTTTTGATATTTTTTTAACAGTTTTTCTAGCAACTTGTTTGGTTGCATTACCTCCAAGTGCTTTTCCTAATCCAGTAAGAAGTGGTAATACCATATTTCTACACTGTTATGCCATATAGCATTGGTGTCAATTGACGATATGGATCTGCCATATTTACACTAGCAATATCAGGAACTTCAGTTGCAGGTCCACTTGGAACTTTAACTTCAGGTGGTGGCAGTTGATTTGTAATTGTTGAAAGAGTTTGTATATTTACTCCTCCACGACCTTTTCTTCCAGAAGAAATCATCTCATATATTTTTTCTGTTCTCATATTATTAATTATAGAACCATCAACGTTTGGAGCAAAAAGTTCTCGACCTTTTTCTCCTACCTCATATATCTTCCCTGCAGTGGTCGGACCACCCAGTGCTCTTGCTTCTATCCCACCAGGATTGATTATAGATTGAATTTTTGGAAGGTATGAATCTTCAACTTCTGCTTTAATTCTTTCCCTTTCATCAAACAGTAAAGAATTTGAGCTAGTAGGACTACCACTAGGACCAGCTGTTCCAGTTCCTTGAAACTTACTTGGATCTACTGCTTCTCGTTTTGTTGTTATTTCGTCCTCCATAGTCTTTTTCAAGTCATCTAATTTTTTTCTCTTGTTTATCGTATCATCAACAATTGCTTGTTGTTCTGGTGTTAAATCAAAAGATCCCATATAATTATTTTCTTTTGTGGGTAGGACATATCCGCGTGCTTTTCCCATACCAAAAAATGTTTTCTCAATACCAAGTCCATCCCTCTTCAGTCTATCATCTAACGCATCGTGTGCGTCAACAAAACCCTCACCTCCAACCATATTTCTTCTAATACCTTTAACTACCCATTCTCCCGCCTTATAAATCAGAATACCAGCACCAATTGCCAATAAAATCTTCCAGAATAATGGATTTAACATCAATCCTAATAATGGTGTGGCAAGTGATGCAATAACGCCGACTAAACTTCCAATTGTAGAAATTACTCCCGCAATTGCACCAACCAAGGGTAATGCAAATAATACACCAATACCTGCAGCAACCCATTTCCAATGATCTTTAATCCAATCAAACCATCCCTGCACTTTTTCTTGATTTTCTTTATTTTCTAACCATTTAAAAATTGCATTAGCTCCAATACCAAGTACAAGAGTTCCAACAAAGTCCATAATCTGACCAAAAATTCCTTTTACAGGGGAAAGAATTTTATCAGATGCCTTTGCTATCGATGATCCAAGTTTCTTTGATGATTTTTCTAATTGAGATTCTTCTTTTTTTAGTTTATTCTTTGATTGTGTTCTCTTAACTTTATCTTGTTTATCTTTTTCATTTCCGGATTGTATAGAAATGTTTTTCATCAATTCTTGTTGTATCTGAACAAGAATTTTATTTGTTTCTATGAGACTTTTAGTTAAATCTTTTTGATTGCCCCCTATATTATCTTTTTTATTTCCTTTTTTATTTTCTAATATCTTTTGAATTTTTACAATTCTTTCAATTTTTTCAGTATTAGTTACTAATTTAGTTTCTACCTCAGAAAATTTTCCCTCTAATGCCTTAATACGAACTAAAGCCTTTCTTACATGACCAGATAATTTACTTAATGTCTTATGAATATTTCTAATCGATTCTCCGGAACCACCTCCAATATTACTTCCACCTTCCTCTTTTCCAAAGACTGCCGATGAAACAGTCTCTACATTTAACTTAGGTGTATCAGTTTTCTTTATGTTTAAGTTAGATTCCACTTTGCTGTTGTGCCTTTAGGTTTTCTTCTTCAATGTATTGTTGAAGTAGAGCAAGATAAACTTCTCTCTCCCACGGAATCATATTTTCTAGTTCTGTTAATGAATATTTATGATGCTGCATCAAGGCAAAATTTATCTTGTAGTATGACTCAAGACTTGTATGAGCCATACCTAACTGAAAAAACTTGCTAATCCTTCCAAAACAACTTCAGACTCTACACCAGTTTCTGGATTTTTCACTGCAATTGTATGAGAAAGTTTTGGCATCGTAGCAAAAAACTTCTCAATTTGTTTGAATTGTTTAGTATTCAATTGCTCAATAAATTCATCAAGTTCTTTCTTCGAATAATCAGATGCTTCCCAACTCTCTTCTTGATTATAAATCATCTCAACACAAGATGTAATCATTGAAAGTGACTGGTTAATTTCACTTGCTCCCTCTTCTGTCTCAAAATTATTCTCAACAAACTGATCTAGTGAGGGATACTTTAATTTCATTGAAAGTTCATCATCAAGTTTGATGATATTTTTGTGTCCTCTAGTCTTTTGAACCTTAATTGAATCAATATCAATCGACATTTCTACCTGTGTCTCACCATCATCAGGACAAGTAATATTCACATCAACAGTTTCACCAACAGACTTGGCACGAACATTCAAGAATAAGTATTCAATATCAAAAGTAGCAAGAGATTCTACTTTGACATCCTTTGAAACAATACAATCTGAAAGTATTTGAACAATAGCATTGGTAATCTCGGTCATATTTTCAGATTCCATTGCCATAATAAGAATTTTTTCTTCTCTCACAAGGAAGGGTCTATATTTAATCTTCTTTCCGGTAGAAGGCAACACCAACTCATAAGTCGGTGTATTAATCTTGGGTAAAGGCATAGTAATTGTAATAACACTTCAGTAATTTTATTTAGCGGGGTTATTTAAAGGTTCTTATTTCAAGGTCCGGGAATGTCTTGTCTCTCTCTGTCGTAAAGGTGTTATTGGTGAAGGTTCTTATTTCTAGATCGGGAAATATATTGTCCTTCTCTATTATCACATTCGATTCTGCGAGTTGGGCAGCTTCGCTTCGTAATATTTCATTTCGTGTTGGTAGTACTGGTGCTGGAGGAGCACCAGATAAAGAGTCAGTTGTATTACGTTTTGCTTGTTGTAATTCTGCTGATGATTGAGTTCTATCTACATCATTAAAACTTCCAGAATTTCCTCTTGTGACAGAACCTTGTGGATTCATAATATAACGATCATAATTAAAACTCACACCTACTTTTAAAATATCTGCACCACCATATTGAACTGGAATTGCATTTACCAATTTTGGAAATGCATTTACAAAAAGATAATCCAATCTTCTTCCATTATTATCAATGTCTTTTTCAAATTTAGTGATATACATCGTATTTGCTTTATAATTTTCAGGATACTGCATTCGACGATAATAATTATCGGTCAATTCATTCATTCCATCCGTGCTTTCAGATCCACTACTAATATAGTCAATCCACCCCTCAAAAATACGAAGATTTGTGTAATCTAAATCAATGTAAAAAGTAAAATCAACATCAGCATATAAACGAGTATGAGCAAACTCTTGTGGAATGCCCATAAAATTATCTCTTACTTCTCCAGTTGCCAAAGAACTTCCTGGTAATGATGCATCAGAACAAAGAACACCACCTTTTTGAGACATAAAATTATTTGCATCAAAGACACCAAACTTTCTGCGAATATGCCTTTCGACTTCTCCAGGAAGACTACCAAAACTCACTTGATAATGATTTGTTTGTGATAATTTACCAAATATTTCTTTAGCATCTCTTGGTTGTATACTTCTTACATAAGGACGAGCCACTCTAAATACCTGTATGTCTACTTTGTTATTAGTTATTTAGATGTCATATAAGGGAAAATATAAACCATCTTATCCTAAAAAGTATAAGGGTGATCCCAATAACATCATTTATCGTTCCTTATGGGAGCGCAAATTTATGATTTATTGTGATAATAACCAGAATATTTTAGAATGGGGAAGTGAAGAAGTTATTGTTCCCTATCGTTCACCCATTGATAACAGATATCACAGATACTTTCCAGACTTTTATATTAAAGTCAAAGAATCAAATGGTATGATTAAAAAAATGATTATTGAAATCAAACCATTTAAACAGTGTATCGAACCTAAAGTTAAAAAAATAACATCGAAACGTTATATCTATGAAGTCGTTGAGTATGCTAAAAATCAGGCAAAGTGGAATGCCGCTAAAGAATGGTGTTTAGATCATGGTTATGAGTTTAAGGTCCTTACAGAAAACGAACTCGGTATTAAGTAATGCCAAGAAAAACACTCCAACAAAGAAGAAATCCAACAGAAGATAATGATAATCGTGTGCGTGGTGTTGTTGATACTTTAATTGGTATCGAAACTGCTGATGATATTATGACTGAATTAATCAGTGTTTTATCCGAAGGTGGTAAGGTTCCTTCTAGTGGAAAATATTATACCTTCTTTTATAATGCCAAGACACCAGGAATGCAGTATGACCAACACCCTCTTGTAGGTGTTACCGAAGTATTCTCTTGGGGGTTTCGTGGAATTAATTTTCATTGGAATACGCAGAATAGTAGAAGGCAATATGATTACAATCAAATCATTGGTGGACTCTACGAAATCTATCCAGAAGAGATGTCTGATGTGATAGAACTCGGTTTTGCTAAAGTTCGTTCTAAATAACTAAAAAGTAAGGCAGATGCCACAAAATAGTACGAAACCTATACTAAGATATCCATATACTGCTTTTACAGAGAGGACTGATTATTTGCAGATAGATGTTATTGAATATACTGCAATTAAGGCTACTAATCGTGCCAAGAACATTAATGTAGAGATAAATGATGATGATGGGAATCCAATTAATAAAGATATATCTACAACCTCCATAAGTGCAAGAGCAGGAGGAATAAGACAAAACTCCAAAAAAGCATCAAAGGCAACAATATTATTACCAATACCATCAAGTATTTCTGATAGCAATTCAGTATCGTATCAATCATCAAATCTGAATAGTATTGCCGGTGCCGCAGTCGGTGGAGTGATGGATATCATGAATACCGGTAGAGACTATGTGGATAATGCAGGAAATGCGGATGTGATGGATGGTCTAAAATCTACTATTGGTGCAGTATCAGCAACTGCAGGGAATATTAAAAAGGCAGCTGGAGGAGTCGAAGGAGCCGCAGGATTTGTAACTAGAATATTAGCGTCAAAGGCAGTCGCTATTGCTAATATTAATATTACTCCAGCTCAAATTTTAGCAAGATCAACAGGACAAATTTTAAATCCAAATATGGAGTTATTATTTAATGGTCCAAGTCTTCGCACTTTTAGATTTCAATTCAAATTCGTGCCCAGAGGACCAAAAGAAGCAGAAGAGATTAGAAATATTATAAGAACATTTAAATATCATATGGCACCAAAAGTAGATGGACAAACTTTCTTAAAAACTCCAGATATTTTTGAATTGAGATATAGACAGGGTGGTCAACCACACTCATTCTTACATAAATTTAAACAGTGTTTTTTATCGTCCGTAAATGTCAATTATACAGGAGAGGGTAATTACACAACTTATGAAGATGGAACACCAGTATCAATGATTATGGACTTAACATTTCAAGAACTCGAACCAATTTATAATACTGATTATATTCCGTATACTGGTCCATATGCACCAGGTCAGGATCCAGCAACACCCGGAGGAGTAGGATACTAAAATGGGATATTTCAGAGAACTACCAGAATTAGACTATCAATCATTTTTATCTGACAGCAATTCTTCTCAAAATTATTTGAGAGTTAAGAATTTATTCAGAAGAAATAAGTTACGTGATGACTTACAAAATGTATTCACCATTTTTGATAAGTATGAAATTGTAGAGGGTGCAAGACCCGATACAGTTGCCGAAGAACTTTATGGAAGTGCAGAACTTGATTGGGTCGTTTTAATGACGGCAAATATTACAAGAGTCAGAGATCAGTGGCCACTGTCAAATCGTGACCTCTATAGATATTCAGAAAATAAGTATGGTGTTACTGGATTATCTTCCGTGCATCATTATGAAACAACAGAAGTAAAAGATACTCAAGGTAGATTGATTCTTCCGGCAGGTAAAGTTGTAGATGAAGATTTTACAATTCCAAATCCTTCGAATACTGCAACTACTTTAAATCCTGTGATTAATATCAATAACTATGAATATGAAGTTAGAAAAAATAATGAAAAATCATCAATATATCTACTAAAACCATCATATTTACAGCAGTTTTTGAATGATATGAGAGAAATTATGATTTATGATCGTTCATCAGAATATGTTGACGACAATCTAATCAGAACAGAAAATACTAGAGTTACAAATCCATAAAAAAGGGGAGGTTTCCCTCCCCATCTTACTTAGTCTGCTGCGAGTGCGGCAAAGTATGAGAGTGTATCATCATCGTCATCATCAGTCTTGGTAGGTGACAGACTATCAAGTTCTTCCTTCATTGACTGAGGGACAGGATTTGATTCTGCACGATTCTGTTGACGGAACTCTTCTTCTTCCTGAACGGATTCTTGGTCTTGGAACTTAGTCGTTCCTTTGATACCGAGAACATAATCAAGACGCTTCTTCAGATCATCATAAGACTTGAATTGATCGGGAGCAACAAAATCTTCGAGAGAATACTCTTTCTTCCATATTGCTTCCATTGCTTCGTCATCTTCCAGAAGTGCATCCTGACGGGCAAACTCTGAAGAATCATAGTTACGATAACCGGCAACATTCTTTGCCTTCAGTTTGAAGTTAGCACCCTGCCAGAAGTCAAATGGATCAATTGCTTCCTCGTCCTCAAACTCAGGTTGCATTGCGGCAGTAATCTTATCAAAGATTTTCTTACCGAACTTATACAAGAATACTTGACCTTCATTGGAAGGATTAGCAGGATCTTTTACAACATAGATGTTTGCGACATAAGTCAGTTTACGTTTCTGCTTACGTGCTTGCTCTTTACCAGAATCAGTGCCGTTATTCCACAGCATCGTGTTGTATTCTGACATTGGGTCTTTCTGACTCAAAGTCGTCAGAGAGTTTTCAATATACCATCCACCAGGACCTTGGAAGGCATGTGAATAGAGTTTGACGAATGGGAGGTCTTCACCTTCAGGAGCAGGAAGGAAACGAATAACGGCATAACCATTGCCACCTTTATCACATTCTAGTTTCCACAGACGTTCATCTCCTGAACTACCTGCATTATTCATTTTTTCGACTTCCTTGACCAGTTTTTGTGTCAAAGAACCCAGTTTGGATTGCTTCTTAAGATCAGCAAAAGACATTTAGATTACCTTAGATTAGTTTGGATGTTTTGGATTTACTCGGATAGTATAGCAGAAATTCTCTCAGTCGTCAATATAGTCTTTGAGAGATTTGATTGTAGCATTCATACTACTGAATAAAGTCATCATATCAGTCTCTGGTGGGAAACCCATCATTGAAACTGATTTGCGTAGATTATCTTTCATCTCGATGGCCTTTGGGTCATCAGAAAGAGATAGTCTAGTATACATCACTTGCTGTTTTTCAAGCAAGGTTGTAAGTATTTCAACGTGTTCAAGTTTTTGTTCACGGGACATTCTACCGAAAGTAATAAAACTTTCGTAGATTTTTTCTTGCATTTCATTAATTTCACTCAGTTCTTCCTGAATGATTTCAGAATCAAAAAAGTCACTCATCTACAAGGGCCCGCAAAATTTTCTTAAACTTGAATACATCAATATTTAGAAAGGGAGAATATTTTTGGAGTTTTAAACTTACGGTTTCCCATACAGGATCTTTCAGTTTTTTATCAAACTTCTTTCTGAATGAGAATATTCTATCATAGATTACAAAAGTTTCAAGACTTATGTCTCCACCAAGAAATCTTTTTAAGATTGTTGGATGACCTTTCGAGCAACTGAATAGATTCTCTAATTCGTTGTTCGAGAGTAATTCGTTGCTTTGTTCTTTGAACAAGTAAGTCAAACTCTGTTGTCTCTTTGTCCAATCTGCGTAAGTCCTTTCTCCAGAACTGATAATTTCTCCAATCCATAAGTTTTGTGGGTTGTCGGCGTATGCGAAGTTAGATACAAGAAATTTTACAACTTCTTCATCATTATATTTACGACTGGTTTTCTCGAACCAATACTTATCTCTTCTTTTATTGAATGAAGAAACACTTGCACGGGTCTTCGCACCATATCGGAAGAAGTCGTATTTTGGGTTTGTAAAATGATTTTTGAGTGACAAATAATGTTGGTAGGTATCAAATGGAGTCACTTTCATAAAGGCAGTTTTGCTTTCGAAGTTGCTTTCATAAAATTAAGTCTCGTGGCATCCCACTTCAGTTTTTCTTTCAGTGGTTTCGATACAAGTTTTGTGACTGATTCTACATCAAGTTCATTGACTTCACAATAGTGAACAATCGCATCGATATAGTTGATTTTTTCCTCGGCAACAATCTTTTCGATTTCTAACGCAAACTTAGAAGGTGTCAAAAATTTATTCTCGATTACCTTTTCTAGTTCCTTATTCGGTTCCATAGAGTTCCAATTTATCTCTAACAAACTTTCTAATATATTCGGTAAGAAGTTTGATGTACTTTGATTTGTTTCGTTCTTCGTAGACAACACATTCTCCATTTTCACAAGCCATAATGATTACAAATTTTTTGACCGGGATACCAGTCATTTCATACAACATACATCCATATGCAGCACATTGTACAAAATAGTTTTCGATCCAATCTCTTGGTTTCGGTTTCTTAGAAGTCTTAAAGTCAATTATTGCTAATTCACCCTCGTATTCTGCAATACAATCGACGGTTCCAGCAATACCCAACTGCTTACTATATAGGGAAGTTTCCAGAGCATGAATATTATCAATATTCTTTAAAGTTCCCTTGGAAATTTTAAATAGAAAATCAGAAATAGGAGGAACTTTTAGTAACTCTACATTCTTTAGGTGACACTCAGTGAGACTATGAAAATCAGTTCCACGACGTGTTGCCGCCTTTGTGACTCGATTTGCTTCCTCATCACCAACTCTTTTTCTCCATTTTATAAAAGTCTCCTTATTATAATGACTCGTCACCGAAGTGATAGAAACTAGTTTTAAGAGTTCTTCTTCATCAGGAACAGAATAGTATCTGACTCCATCAATAGTCTCCCTCTCAAGTTGAGGAAGATTCAAATCAACATGATTAAACATTAAAAACCTGCTTCTGTTTTTGCTACGATATACTCTTTGACTAGACCAGATCGAACAATATCGTCAGTTCCAAACTCAATTATATCAAAAGAAGGCATTTTACGCAAGATGTTCATAAAGTCAACAATACCATTCCTTTCATTTGCCTTATTTAAATCTGACTGTCGAGAATCACCACAGAAACAAATTCGTGTATTTTCACCAACACGAGTGATAATACTGTCGAGTTCATGAAAATTCAGGTTCTGAAATTCATCGACAATCACAATCGCATTATCAAGTGTCGTTCCACGAAGGAATGATGTGCTCCAGAATTTAATTGATTCCTGTGATTTAAGATTGCCATACAACATCTCAAAATCAGCATCAGAAGGCATTTGGAACATATACTTCACCATGTTCTTATATGGAATTTGATAAATGTCTGCCTTGTCTTCATGGGATCCGGGAAGAAACCCAATCTCTCTAGTTGCTACAAGAGACCTCACAAGGTAGATTCTCTCATAAGGTGTATTCTCGTCCAATACATCTTTAAGTGCGTTAAAGAGGGTTATAAAGGTCTTACCTGTTCCTGCACAACCATATGCGACTAGATGCTTTCCTTCTTTATAAGAATTGAACAATCTTTTTTGATTATCATTGAGTGGGTCTATATCCACTAAGTATCCAGAACTTAATGGTTTCTTTCTTTTCATCTGCTTTGTTGTAAGACCAACTCCAATGGGTTGATCATTCGCAGATGCTCTTTTTCTTCTTGCCATTAGATTTTAGATACTTTAGAACCTGGTGCTTTTGATGCCTTGTTCAAAACTTCATTCCATCCAGGATTTCTTGCCACAAGTTTATCTCTCCATTCACCAACTTCTGCTGGTCTAGGGCAGGTAGATGGGTCAGACCAATCACGAATCCAATCACTATTATCTTCGCACCATTTTGGCCACTCATGAATACTCAGAACTATTTCCTTTTGTTCACCAGTTTCTTTATTAATAATCGGATACGTTGCCATTTTATCAATTCAGTATAAAAATATTTAGATCCATTCCAGAGCTTCTGCTACTGTTGGAAACTGTTCTACAAAAACACTCTTACATGCTTCTGCGATGTCCATGTGCTCTTTTTGAGTTCCGTGAGCAGAACGCAAATCAATATAATGAATCCATGAGCGACATGAACCACTCATATAAATTCTGGTTGGTACTGCCAAAGGAAGCACAAATCTTGAACATTCCTTTGCAATTCCAGCAGCAAGCATTTCTTGATACAGTTGCATAGCATCATCAAAGTGCTTTTGAATCTTCATTTCAAAATTTTGACGAGTATGTGGATTAATATCATCAATAGAATTTTGACGATTCTTTGTATCTTGCCTTCTTAGATCAAACAAAGGAATAGTATCGGCAAGCATTGATGAATCTGCATACCGTTGCGAAAACTCCTGGAATGTAAAACTCCGATGACGCAAGATTTGAGCTGCCAGTCCTCTAGTAGTCTCAATCTCAAGAGTCATGAATGACTGCTCAAAGACACTCCAGTGTTGGTGCTTTACACAATACTTAAGAAGACCAGCAACCTTTGGATTCTCTTGATTAGAAGGATTTGACACTCGTGCCACATATCCCATCATTTTCTCTGCATCAGGAGTAACACTAATCAGTTTTACGTTCATTTACCAAATCCTTTGTAATTCTTTTGTTCCATTTTTACAATTTGTTCTTTTATTGAAGAGAGTGCTTCTTTCATCTCTACAATACGTTCTTCACTATAAAGATGATCTTGTGCTATTAATCTTTCAAATAGTTTTGCAAGATCTTTAACCTTTTTGATTTTAGTGCGATTATCCATCATCGTCCTCAAAAACTTCGTCGTAATCTAAAATATAATCAGAAGATGGATTATCAAAATTTTCTTGCTTTGTGGTATGTATATCAACATCAGAATAAACTTCTGCCTTTAGAGAATCAACAAGCAATTCAAGATTTCGGACAATTAGTTTTAACCTTTCTTTCTCCATAATACTGCGATATTTGAATTAATTATAGCATAAAAAAAGAGGGTCTTGCAACCCCCCTAACAATTTTAACGTAAGTGACTCACTTATTGTAGACACGACCACGATAACAGAATGTACCGTGTGTTTCGTTTGATTTTACACAACGAGTATCATACTCAACACCACGATATGAGGTGTGAGTGATCTGTGCGTCGTGCAGTGCAGATACTTTGTTGATCTGCTTTTTAATCATTTGAAGTGTGTTCATTTGTTTACTCCTAAAGTAGTTGGATTTTTAGGTCCGTTCCTTTAGTCGTTTGCGTCCCATATACACTCAGGTACAGATTCCTTTACGGTCTCTACCAACTCAACCTTAAAAGCATCAGAGAGATTCTCGTTTGCTTTCATCTTCAGCATAATACTATCGGCTTGTTGGCATGTGAGTGATGAATATAAAAGAAATTCAATCATGGGATGAACGGCTCCGTTCCGCGACTTACTTGCGTCAGAGTCTCCTCTGATGAACGATAGGTCCATTATAGACCCTATACTGTATTTAGTCAAGAGGTTTCTGAAAATCCCTACAGACCAAAAAATTGCCGGGATTTTTTTTGCCGATATTTTGGAATTATTTTCGTTTTTTGGTTGGGGGTGGTGGTTCCAGTCCCCATAGTTTTGGATTGGTTCTTCCCATACCAAAACCAATTCCCTTTAGATTCTCACGGAACTTATCCCAGTACATGTTAAATATACGAACTTCTTTCTGACTACGAGTCAAATCATATCTCGTTTCCCCATCAACCACATAGGTGATTATCATGGCATCATAAGGACAATCTTTAGTGGATACTTGTTCCCAAGTTCCATTCTCTATCAGTATATCACATCCATATACGGATTTAGAATTTTCTTTTTCTGATGGTGTCCATGAAGTCATAGACTGTTCCTCTTCTGTTTTAGTAGGAGCATCTCCCAATTGATTTGCCATAATTATGAACGATTTCCCCAAGTAATATCTGGATATGCTTCACTCACAATTTCCTTTGTGATTTTATATCTTTCAGAAAGTTTTTTATCCTTACATAGACAGACAACATCTGCTTCTAGTGGGTGAAGTCCCTCAAGAATGTTAATGAACATCGTTTCACGACGAACACTATTCATACTATCATTACCACCCTTAATAAAGTGGTAGAAGTTTTTAAATTCTCTACGAATTGTAGTGTGTCCGTTCTTATCACTCGAACCCATTGAGAATGAATCGGTTTCGTGCATTCTACGAACTTCTTCAGTAATTTTAGTGCTCAAAGTTCCATTTGATGATGCCTGATCCTCAAATCCAGAATAAGGAACCTCTCCTGCAGGAAGAACAGATATTACACTTTCATCAAAGTTCCAAATGAATACTGCCTTCAAAGAAATATGCTCATACTTTTTCAGAACTTCAATCTTCTTTGCCTTACTTCTCTGTTTGGAAACAAGATCCAAAACTTCAAAGACAAATGGATTTCTTGGAAGTTCTAATGATGCTGCCTTAGTCGTTGTCGTTTTCTTCTTCGTTACTGTCGTCATAGTTTTCAAAATTAAATGCGATTACTTCGTCTGGAATAAGATTTCCTTGCTCATCAAACATTTCGGGATGATATCTCGGTGCCTCCCGATAGTTCATCATGTATTCTCTAGCAGTCCAACCAATTAAAAGTCCCATCATGAGAAATAGAATAGTCAAAAATGATCCAAATACTAAACTAGTTGCTAACATTTTTCTTACTCCGGGAGATTACTTCTCTTTTTCTTGTACTAATAGAAAATTCGAAATAGATAGTTACTTCCCGTCTCAGAAAGCAGACCATCTTTTCAAAGATAATATGAAATGGTTGTGTCTGCTTTCTTTTTCCTCCATTAAGTAAAAATTCAATACCACGATTTCTGTGGTCTTCATTTTTATTTATGTTAAGACTTGATGACTTGATGTTCTCTGAGGAATTTGATTGTGTCAACACATCCTCCCAATTTTTTATTGTCACATACTACCTGTGGAAAGGTAGAACCTTTACCAAATTTAGCATAGAATTCCTCTCTTGTAAAGTCCTCTTCAAGTTTATAAGATACAAAATCTGTTCCGGTCAATTCCAATACTTGTTTAATCTTATAACAGTGAGGACAATTTTCTTTTGTGTATACAGTAAAGTTCATAAAAAAGAAAATAGGAGGTTTAAACTCCTATTAGTATAAAATATTTAAATTAAATTGTCAAATCAGAGTGCATTCAGTGCATTCTGTGCTTCGGTTGCTTTGGCATCTGCAGCAGTATTCTTAGTTGCTGCAGTGTCAGTATCACCACTCATTTCTGCCTCCATTGCTGCCTGACGAAGAACTGATTCTTCATCAAGAGGAGTTTTAACAGAATTAAATTGAGTTTCGGTCAGTTCAATAACCGCATTCTTGGAACCTACGGTGATCGTAGAAATCGCAGTGCTATCAGGAACTTCAGAAAGACATACGTCAACACCATCAGAGTCGTGCATCCAGATCTTTACCCCAAGACCGGCATAGTCTGACTCTGGGTGTGTCTGACCCACAACATTTGATGTGGTAAGCCATGACCCACCATTCTTCCAATAATGCTTTAGATATTTTGCCATTTTTTGTGAGATAACTTTCAAATATTTATATTATAGCACCATTGATAATCATCATGTCTAATTTAGAATTTTTGTAAAACTCTTGTGCATCCTCTTCGGTTTCTAATATAGGTTGTCCGTTCCCATTTAAACTTGTATTGAGTAGAACAGGCACACCAGTTAGTTCTCCAAATGCTTTAATAATATTATAGTAGTGCTTATTAGATTTCTCTGTGACTGTCTGAAATCTGGCAGACCCATCAACATGAGTTATGGCTGGAACTTTTTCTGGTTGCTTCACCTGTGCGGTATAAAGCATATAAGGACTAGGTATAGGAAAGTCAAACCAATCTTGATAGCATTCTTCTAATACAACAGGAGCAAAAGGACGGAACCATTCTCTATTCTTCACAACATGATTGATGAGATCACGATTATGAAAGTTTCTTGGGTCTGCAAGAATAGAACGATTACCTAGTGCTCTTGGACCAAACTCTGATTTGCCCTGAAACCAACCAATGATTTTACCATCGGCAATTTGTCTTGCTATGTGATTATAGTCCGGTGTCTGACTTGGATAATCTCTTCCGGTATAACAGATGTCTTGTGGTTCGTAATCATACCTTGCCTCTCCAAGAATATGATGAGACACATAAAGTGCAGAACCAACTGCTGTTCCATCATCACCACATGCCGGAAAGTGATGAAACTGTTTAAATTTAGATTTTCTTACGACCTCTGAGTTAGCATTACAATTTAAAAATGATCCTCCGGAGAGACAAAGGTTATTAGAGTTCTGATCTATATCATTTAAGACACTCAATACTTTATTCTCAAACAAATTCTGAACGGATGCTGCCACATTCATCTTATGTTTGATATCATCAGTATAAGATTGATAATCAAAATCAAATGGTGTCCCATATGATGAGAGACCCATTGTTGTTCCTGCCTTATGAAGTGCAGGTCCGAGTCCTAACTTCTCTGTTACTTCACCATATAATACTCCGACCATTTCTCCGGGACAATATTCGGCAAAAAGTTTCTTCCCCTTACCATATGCCACCAGAGAATTTGCTTCTATCTTTCCCATACTACAATCCATACTGAAACAATGTGCCTCATTAAATGGACTAGTATAATATGCAGAGGCACAGTGTGCCAGATGATGAGAAATAATATAACACTTAATCTCTCTACCCTGAATAATAAAATTATCTACAAGATATTCATTACCAAAAAATTCTTGCTTAAAATCATTGGTGGCAACACAATCAATATCATCAACTGTTAAACCACAAGAGTCCAAAGCATAATTTATAATCTCGTCTGTAAATCCTTGTTGCTTTTTAATACCAGTAATTCTTTCTGTTCCAATGGCAAACTCTAACTTACCATTCTTAACAAGGCAGACGGATCCATCATGTCCGAATTGCACTCCCAAAATGTTTGCCATAATTTAAATTACTTTAACTCCATACTCTTGAGATAACTGATTATTAATTTCGTCCATACTTGGTTGACCTTTTACCGTAGCCCAACACACTATACTATATCTTTTTCCTCTTGTCACTGGTTCTACTCCGTGCATATAATAATGACTGGAAGGGAAGCAAACCATCATACCAGGTTCAGGTCTTACACGAATATGATGTTCTGGGAAAATAAAATCTCCACCCTCAAAATCATCATTGAGATAAAAGACCATAGAAATATCTCTATCCGTAGATTTCTTCCAAATCTTTTCACCTCTTGGTGTGACCCAGATACTCTGCCCATCAATATGAGGTTTATAGTGTCCACCAATACCATAAGATAGAACCTGTGGGACTTCACTACTGGTTACCTCAATACCATAGAAAGGATTGATAACTTCTTTTACGGCATGATGAAGAAGTTCCGTAATCTTGGGATACAAATTTCCCATAGGAACAATTTGTGTGTCTCTTGTCTTCTTATCAACCTGCCATGATGTCTCACCTGTTCTATTCGTTGTCTCTGAATCAAAAACAGATAAATCTTCTGCGGGTGAAGATTTGATATGATTTACTAATTCTTGAAGTCCTTCTGAATTGATAATATTAGGACGAATGAGAATATATGATAATGGATTTTCAATCATAATATATGGTATTTAAGGTATTTATAGACCGTTGGCAACAGGACTGCAAGCAGTATTGCCGTATTCTACATTAGTTAATGGTCCTTTAGGTGATGCTGTTTCTGTGTCGTTAGAGTAATCTATACGGTCTACTAATGATGTTGCAGCAGGAGCAACACCTCCAGCAAAGTATCCGAAAGAACTATTACCTGTTGCCGCTAAGTTATATCTAGCAACACTTAATGGTCCTTTTGCTACTGCCGTTGCGGTGTCATTAGAATAATCAATACGGTCTACTGATGATTTTGCAGCAGGAGTATAACCACCACCAAAGTAACCGAATGAAGCATTACCTGTTGCCGCTAAGTAATATCTAGCAAAACTTAATGGTCCTTTTTCTACTGCCGTTGCGGTGTCATTAGAATAATCAACACGATCTACTATTGACTTTGTAGGATAACCACCACCAAAGTAACCAAAGGAAGCATTACCTGTTGCTGCTAAGTGCCTTCTGGCAAGACTTAATGGTCCTTTTTCTGCTGCAGTTGCGGTGTCATTGGAATAATCAATACGATCTACTGTTGATTTTGGACCAGGCACACCTCCAGCAAAGTAACCGAAGGAACTATTACCTGTTGCTACTAAGTACTGCCTAGCAACACTTAATGGTCCTTTAGAAAGTGCAATTTGATAATCCGTTGCGTAATCAATACGGTCTACTGTTGATACTGTACTAGGAGTATAACCACCACCGAAGTATCCAAAGGAAGCATTACCTGTTGCTGCTATGTAAGCGACAAACTTGTTCAGTGATGCTCTCCAGGATGCGGTTACAGTATCATTAGAGTAATCTATACGATCAACGTCAAATGTTCCTCCAGGGTATGGAGGGTTAACACCACCACCAAAATAACCACTTGTAGGAACTGGTGCTCCTGGTGCTGCTGGAACTGGAACTGGAGTTAATCCAATACCATTTGCAACTGGACTACAAGCAGCATGAAGTCCTCTTGCAATATTCAGTGGACCTTTGGTAACTGTATTTGCTGTATCATTTGAATAATCCAAACGATCTACTGTTGATATTATAGGTGAATACTTACCACTCCAATATCCAAATGATGCACTACCAGTTGCTGCACTATAAGATAAAAATGCGGGAGAAAGATTAGATCTTGTTTGTGCCCAGATCATGTCACTTGCATAATCAAGTCTTTCTATTGACGTGGAATATGATGCAGAACCACCACCAAACCATCCATAATCTTTATTTCCTGTTGCAGAATATTTAAACTTGAGATTTTGGAATGCAGATTTTTGAGATGCTGTTGCGGTATCATTAGAGTAATCAATCTTATCAATCCAACGATACCCTGACGGATAACCAGAAGGAACACCACTACCAAAATATCCAAAGGAAGCATTACCTGTTGCTCCTGAAGCATACTTGGCAGTACTTAATGGTCCTTTTGGTGATGCTGTTGCGGTATCATTAGAGTAATCAATACGGTCTACTGTTGAATATGCAGGAAAACCACCACCAAAATAACCAAAGGAACTATTACCTGTTGCTGCCAATTCCCTTCTAGCGACTGTCAGTGGTCCTTTTGTGAGACCAGATACATCATTACTTGAATAATCAATACGGTCCACTGTTGATACTGTAACCCCACCACCAAAGTAACCAAAGGAAGCATTACCTGTTGCTGCTAAGTACCACCGTCCTGTTGGCAGGAATGAATCAAATGATGCCGTTGTAGTATCATTTGCATAATCAATTCTTTCAATACTTTGGTGTCCTTTAGTACTATAACCACCACCAAAATAACCACTTGTGGGTGGTGGTGTTGCTGGTGCTGGTGATGGTGTATAAGAAGAATAATCTAATAGATTGATAATAGAAGTATTTGCTGCCAGATAATATCTAGCAACAGTCAATGGTCCTTTTTCTACTGCTGTTGCGGTGTCATTAGAATAATCAATACGGTCTACTGATGATTTTGCAGCAGGAGTAAAACCACCACCAAAGTAACCGTGAGTTGTGTTTCCTGTTGCTCCTGGACCTTGTCTATTAATCGTTAATGGTCCTTTTGTTGATAAGAATACAGTATCATTTGCATAATCTAAACGATCTACTGTTGATATTCTAGTAGGATTATAACCACCACCGTAATAACCATAATCTTTATTACCTGTTGCTGTAAATAATCCTCTTGCAGAAGATAGTACAGTTCTTGCCGGTGCCGTTACGGTATCATTTGCGTAGTCAATACGATCTACAAGTTGATTAAATGACGGATTATAACCACCCGCCCAATATCCATAGTCTTTATTTCCTGTTGCGGCATTTCCTGAAGTAACAGAGGTAAGATTTCCTTTTGGTGATGCTGTTGCGGTATCATTGTTGTAATCAATACGGTCTACTGTAGTAAGTGATGGTAATCCTCCACCAAACCATCCATAATCATAATTGCCTGCAGCACTAAAGTATTGTCTAGAAGAATTTAATGGTCCTTTTGTTGAAAGATTGAGTCCTGGTGATGGTAATAATGAATCGGTGGAATAATCAAGTCTTTCTACTGATGAATTTCCTCCACCACCAAAGTATCCAAAGGAAGCATTTCCTGTTCCTGCACCACCAGTTCTTACTTGTAATAATGTTCCTCTTGGAGATGCTGTTACTGTATCGTTGGTGTAATCAATACGATCTATGACTGCTGTTCCACCAGTACCTCCAGCAAAGTATCCATAGAAAAATACTGGGAATCTTTGTTCTGTTGAGTTTGCTGGTGGTACTGTTGAATCAACTACTGATGAAAATCCATTTGCTCTTGCTGAGGTTGCTGCTAAACCCTGTCTAGCAGCACTTAATGGACCCTTTGGAGATGCTGTTGCTGTATCATTAGTATAATCAATACGTTGTACTGTTGATTTTGGACTAGGAGAAGGACCACCACCACCAAAGTAACCAAAGGAAGCATTACCTGCTGCTGCTAAGTTCTCTCTGACAAGACTTAATGGTCCTTTTGCTGATGCCGTTGCAGTATCATTAGAGTAATCTATACGGTCTACTGATGATACTACTGCTGGGACAAGTCCTCCACCAAAGTAACCAAAGGAAGCATTACCTGTTGCTGCTGTGAGATATTTAGCAACACTCAATGGTCCTTTTGCTGATGCCGTTGCAGTATCATTAGAGTAATCTATACGGTCTACTGATGATACTACTGCTGGGACAAGTCCTCCACCAAAGTAACCAAAGGAAGCATTACCTGTTGATCCCAAATATGCCCTAGCCTGACTCAATGGTCCTTTTAATGCTGCCGTTGCAGTGTCATTAGAGTAATCAATACGATTTACTGCTGATCGCCATCCCGATGCAGATCCACGACCGCCTGCAAAATATCCATAATCGTTATTTCCTGTTGCAGATTCATTAATTTTACCAAATCCTAATGAACCTACTGGTGCTGATGTAATAGTATCATTAGAGTAATCAATTCTTGATATTTTAGTTTGCGTATAAGGAGCATAACCAGCACCAAAATAACCATAAGAACTGTTACCTGTTGCTGCTGATTTTTGTGTTCCACCATAAAGTAATGGACCTCTTACTGATGCTGTTGCAGTATCATTAGAATAATCAATACGGTCTACTGTTGTTTGATAAGTATTACCACCACCAAAATAACCAGTGTTAGGAGTTGCCACTACACCAGTTCCAAAGTTTGTGAGTCCTCCTGGTAGTTGTAACCAAACATCTCCTTTCGTGGACCAAACTCCGGCACCCTGTCTTTCTCTTACATCAAGTAATGAAAATATTCCTCTTTTATTAGTTGCTGCCATTTTTTACCAAATAGGGGCTGTCCGGATACTTCCAGTATTCCAGTTTCTTATACTTATTTAGAATAAAAGGAGATAAAACATCTTCGGGTTTCTTTGATATTTTCTTGACTTTATCACGGACATAATGCATATCCTTTAAGTTCCACTGGTCTTCACTTTCTCTATGATTATTCTGCACATTATTAAAATCATGATGATAGTAATCAACCTCCAAGAAATTATAAATTCTTCTCATCGTTTCTTCTGGAGTATTGACTAGATCATCATACTCAACCATCAACAAATACTTATCATCGTGCCGAACGAATGCCTGAGACTGTGCCCATAGTGCCTGCTCTACAATACCATCATCACCCATCAAATACTGACAACGATTATCATCATCCACACTGAACCCACCATCAATCAGTGCCTTATCAATAAAATTAAATTCATCAGAGTTGCGATGTATCATTGTAATAAATGAAGTCAATACTTCTGTGATATTACGGACAGGACATATGATTTTTGGATTAGGTGTAATGTAAGTCTTTAATCGTTCTATGTTATTTGGCCAGGCACGGCAGTGGTCAATGATTATCTCTTCTTCTCTTTCATAATATTGATTCTCTATAAAACTACTAATAATCTTATGAGCATTCTGTGGTTTTTGATATCCCTGATACTGTTCTGATTTTTTAAAGTATTCTTCCGTATGATACATCAGTTCCATTACAGAACTCACAGGTTCAGTATGAATGTTTGGATTCTGGTCAATCAAACTCTTCAATAAGGTGCTTCCGGATCGTGGAAGACCTGCCATAAAATGATATGTTTTCATTCACCACTCCTTCACCGGATTAAAAAAGAACAACTGGACCATACGACCATTCTCTAGTGTATCACCAAAATTATAATTATGCGAGTGCCACAGATGAGTTCTGAATAATACTAAACGATTATACTTCATCGGACACAGAAAGTGTCGTGTCCATTTATCTCTATCTAGTCCATCACCATAGACCATCGTCCACCAACATTCCTTATATGTTGGCCATCCGTGATGCTGTGCCTCAAAGTCTGTCTTGGGAATGTTCTCATAATTCAGAGTATTATGTCTCCAGAATGATGTGCCACCCTCATCAACACAATCCTTTGGGTCGGACATATAAATTACGGCACCCCATTCCCAGGATGGATCTACATGAACGTCTTGTTTATACTTATCTTTCTCTAATGAAAGACGAAAGTATCCATTCTTATCTGCAGGAATGAGTAGTTCCTTGGCAAGATCCTCAAACTTTCTATGAATCTCTTCAGAATAATATGAACCTTCTGAGTTTTTTCCAGGATATGTATAGTCATCACCGGGATCAGGAAACTCTGCAGTTAATGAAAAGTTCCTGACCTCTTCTGGATTATCATAAAAGTCATCAACAACAATAATATTCTGTCTCATATAATCAATCTTTTGTTTATTATAGCATACTATTGTGGAAGTGCATTTGCTGCTGGTGAACATGCCATGGGCCAGTTCTTATCGAAAGAGAATGCATTCGCTCTTGCTACTGCCGTTGCGGTATCATTAGAATAATCAATACGATCTATGTGCCTTATAGCAGGAGATGGATCACCACCACCAAAGTAACCAAAGTTAGCATTACCTGTTCCTCCATGTTGATTTCTACTAATAGTCAATGGTCCTTTGACTGCTGCTGTTGCTGTGTCATTAGAATAATCAATACGTTCTACTGTTGATTTTGCAGGATAACCACCACCAATGTATCCAAAGTTGGCATTACCTGTTGCCGCATGACGACCTACACCCACATTTAATGGTCCTTTTGCCACTGCCGTTGCGGTATCATTAGCATAATCTATACGATCCACTGTCGAAACAGCTGACCATCCACCAGTAATATAACCAAAGTCGGCATTACCTGTTCCTTTCGTTGTGTGTTGAGCAGAACTTAATGGTCCTTTGACTGCTGCTGTTGCAGTGTCATTAGAATAATCAATACGGTCTACTGTGGATACTTTACTTGAAGGAGCTTGACCACCAGCAAAATAACCAAAGGAAGAATTACCCGTTGCTCCTATCCAATATTTGGCCACACTTAATGGTCCTTTTGCTACTGCTGTTGCGGTGTCATTATTATAATCAATACGATCTACTGATGATTTTGGAAGTCCACCAGCAAAGTAACCAAAAGAACTATTACCTGTTGCTGCACCATAAATTCTACTAACACTTAAGTTACCTTTTTCTACTGCCGTTACGGTATCATTATTAAAATTGATACGATCCACTCTTGTCTGGCCTGGTGTTCCACCAGCAAAGTAACCGAAGGATGTTATTGGGAAGAATGGTTCTGGAGTATTTGTAACAAGTGCTGGACCCAATATTGCAGTAAATCCGCTTGCTCTGGCACTTACTGCTGAAAGACGATTTCTACCAACACCCAGTGGTCCTTTTGGTGATGCCGTTGCAGTATCATTAGAGTAATCAATACGATCTACTGTTGATTTTACACTAGGAGTACCACCACCAAAGTAACCAAAGTTAGCATTACTTGTTGCTCCTGTGTATGCTTTAGCAGCACTTAATGGTCCTTTTGCTAATGCTGTTGCAGTATCGTTTGAGTAATCAATACGGTCTACTGTTGATACTGCACCAGGATTACCACCACCAAAGTAACCAAAGGAAGCATTACCTGTTGCTGTTATACCATATCTATCAACAGTTAATGGTCCTTTTGCTACTGCTGTTGCGGTGTCATTAGAGTAGTCAATACGGTTTACATATGTTTTTGAACCACTATCAGATCCACCACCAACATAACCAAAGTCTTGATTGCCTGCTCCACCATGATATTTAAAAGGTGATGCCAGATTACCTTTTGCTACTGCTGTTGCGGTATCATTAGAATAATCAATGCGATCCACTAACTGAGGAGAAGGAACACCACCGGCAAAATAACCAAAGTTCTCATTACTCATTCCTGTGGAATATTTTCTAGCAGCACTTAATGGACCTCTTGATAATGCCGTGGCAGTATCATTAATGTAATCAATACGTTGTACTGTTGAGAGATTATTATCTGAAGGATTTGTTCCACCACCAATATATCCAAATGATTGATTACCTACTCCTGTTCCTCCCATTCTCCATGTCTGGGTGTTTAGTGGTCCTTTTTCTACTGCTGTTGCGGTATCATTAGAGTAATCAATACGTTCTACTAATGTCAACCAGTTAGGATTTGTTGCGGTTTGATATCCACCAGCAAAGTAACCGGTGTTAGGAGTCCCATAAGTCCCTGCCGCATAATTTACAATATTTTCAGTCGGGATTGCATTGGCTCTGGAACTTGATGCTCCACTATTCCTTAAAGAATGACTCAGTGGACCTTTAGGTGATGCGGTTGCAGTATCATTAGAGTAATCAACACGATCTAC